GATATTAGATGATATTAAAAAAATGGTCAATTCTGATTTAGATATGGATAAAACTGAATTAGACATTGAAGCATTAAAAACTCCACAACTACATAACAAATATCTAAACATTCTATTGGATGAAAAACTAATTCTAGTAAAGTTAGAAGGAGAGTTTAAGATTCTTAGAAAGTTTAAGTGGTTGTATTATACAGGAAAAATTAGTCAAGAAGAATTAGATGAAAATGATATAGAACCATTTCCACTAAATGTATTAAGACAAGATATTGATAAATTCATGGATTCAGATGAGGAGATAATAAAATTAACTAATCGAATTGCATACGGTAAACTAAAAGTAGGATATTTGGAATCGATTGTCAAAATTATTTCAAATAGACAATGGTTAATAAGAGAAGCAATTGATTGGATTAAGTTTACTCATGGGACATAATGAAATAACAATACGATTGCAAGATGAAGTTTATATGAAGATTGAATGTGAAAGAGGACTTGCAAAAGAAATATCTGAGTATTTTACATTTCAAGTTCCTAATTATCAATTTACTCCTGCATATAAAAACAAAATATGGGATGGTCAGATAAGATTATATAATCTGTATAGACAAACATTATATGTTGGTTTAAAGGATTATCTTATACAATTTGCGGATGATCGTGACTATAAAATTAACAATGAAATTAAAGATGATCAAAAAGTAACTACTACTAAAAATGTAGTGAAGTATATGAAAGAACATTTAAAAGTTCCATTTAAACCATATGATCATCAAATAGAAGCCATTAAACATGCAATACAATACAAAAGAAGTCTTCTTCTTTCCCCAACGGGATCTGGTAAATCTTTAATAATATACACCTTAATGAGATATTATCTAGATATTCTACCAGAAGATAAGAAAATACTCATCATTGTACCGACAGTTGGTTTAGTAAGCCAGATGCAAAGTGATTTCAAAGACTACTCAGAGGGGGTAGAGTGGTCTGTAAGCGACGCATCACACGCTATTTATTCTGGACAGGGTAAGACTACCCCAAAACGAATTGTTATATCTACGTGGCAAAGTATCTTCAAAGAGAAGGAAAGTTACTTCAAACAATTCGGTTGTGTTTTTGGAGATGAGTGTCATTTATTTAAAGCGAAATCTTTAACCAGTATAATGACAAAGTTAACAGAATGTCCATATAGAATTGGAACTACTGGAACACTAGATGGATCATATACTCATAAGTTGGTTATTGAGGGATTGTTTGGTAGAGTATTTAATGTAACTACTACAAAAGAATTGATGGATGAAAATCTCCTGTCAACTTTGAATATAGATTGTATAACTCTTAAGTATGGAATGAATGATATTCAAGAAATAAAAAGAGCAAAGTATGATGAGGAGATAAAGTGGTTAATAAGGAATGAAGATAGAAATAATTTTATTACAGAATTGGTTTCTACTTTGAAAGGAAATACTCTTTTGCTTTTTAATTATGTAAAAGAACATGGTATTCCTCTTCATAAAAGAATAGAAGAAAGAAGTAACAAAAATGTTTACATGATTCATGGTGGAACTAGTATAGAACAAAGAGAACAAATAAGAAAAATTGTAGATAAAAAAACCAATTCGGTTCTTGTTGCATCCTATGGAACTTGTTCTACTGGTATAAACATTAGAAATATTCATAACATAGTTTTTGCTTCACCGTCTAGATCTGTAATTCGTGTATTACAATCTATTGGTAGAGGCCTCAGAAAATCAGATTCTAAAGATAAGGTAAAACTTTATGATATAAGTGATGATTTGAGATATTTAAAATATGAGAATCACACATATAGACATCTACAAGAAAGAATCAAGATATATAGTAATGAGAGGTTTTCTTTCAAACCCGTAAAAATCGATCTAACGGGAGATAAAACATGAATTCGGATTATAGAATTTTAAAACTTAGAAGTGGCGAAGAAATTATAGCAAAAGTTGTTGGTCAAAACAAAAAGGCTATGGTTTTAGAAAGACCATTTATGTTTAAAAATTCAATGATCGTTGATGGATTCGGTAGAAGACGAGAAATAACTGTTTTAAAAAACTGGCTTGCAAACAGCAAACAAATAAGAACAGAAATTCCAAAAAACCACATTGCATCATTTTTAGATCCTGATGATGATGCTTCTGTGTTGTATGATATGGAGAAGGAAAGAGAAGATACAAACCAAAGAAAAAGAAGTGTTGGAACTTCAGACAGTCTTTTTCCACATACAGATTTAGAAGATTTAGATATGGAAGATTTCAATCCAAATGATTTAAAAGAAATATTGGAAAATCTTGCTCCATCACCAGATGAAATCAAAGAGAAAGTTGATGGTAAAATAAAAGATATGTTGGATTCAATAGAAAAAAACTATAACAAAGATATGTCATCAGAATATAATGATGGTTTTCCACCCGATGAACAAGAATACATTATGATGAATATGTTATTTCCCCCTAAAATGTTAAAAGATATGATCGATAGAGGCTTGATCAATTTGAATGATTTTTCTAAGTTATTAGATGATGATATGAAAATAAAACCAAACCAAGATAATGGAGAAGGTTTTGATCAAGATTATACTGGTGATGAAAGTAACAGAGAGGATTTTGGGAACAAATACACGGATTGGTCGTGGGATTTGAGGGATTATGTTGACTCTGACATTGAAAATGAAAAGGATGATAGAGAGGATTGAGAAACTACCGTTAGACATTAAAATACTTGCATCAATAATCGGATTATTCATAGGATTATTCATCGGATTGACTATATTTTAAATGACTGCTTTTCTTGGTTTCCCTCTTGACAGAGGTAATTTTACTGCTATCCTATAACATGTCAAGGAAAAATATTCATAAATTAAAAAAATGACTAAGAAGAAAAATGAATACATAAACAATAAAGATTTTTACAAGGCTATGGTTGATTGGAAAAAATTGGTAATAGAAGCAGAGGATGCTGATGAACCAAGGCCTCCTGTTAGTGAATATATTGGTAAGTGTTTCATGGACATTGCAGAACATCTTTCCTACAAACCAAATTTTATGAACTATCCATATAAGGAAGAAATGATTGGTGATGGTATTGAAAATTGTTTAATGTATTGTCACAACTTTAATCCTGAAAAATCAAAGAATCCTTTTTCTTATTTTACTCAAATAATATATTATGCTTTTCTCAGAAGAATAGAAAGAGAAAAGAAACAATCTTATATTAAATACAAATGTTTGCAAATGAATGACAGAGAAGGTTTCTTTAGAAAGTATTATTCTAATAATTATTTTGAATCAGAAAGTCAAGCAGTGAAGAGTATATTTAATCTTTCTGAAAATGATATTGATAAGTTTACTGTAAAAAAGAAAAAGAGAAAGAAAACAAAAAAGAAGAAAGATACTGATGAAGATAGCGTTGATAAATGATACCCATTTTGGGGCGCGAGGCGATTCACAATTATTTTTTGATTACTTCATGAAGTTTTTTGATGAAGTATTTTTTCCATATATTGAAGAGAACAACATAAAAACTATCATTCACGCGGGAGATCTTATGGATCGTCGTAAGTTTGTAAACTTTAATATTCTCAATCAAGTTCGAACTAGATTTATGGATAAACTGTGTGAAGATAATATAGAGATGCATTGTATTCTTGGCAATCATGATGTTTATTATCGAAATACAAACGAAATCAATTCTACAAAAGAGTTGTTTGGTGATAGATTAAATCTTTATGATTTACCAGTTGTAGTTAATTTTGATGGTTTGAATATAGCATTTTTACCTTGGGTAAACAAAACAAACTATGATGAGTCAGTAAAGTTTATAAAGAATGCACCTGCACCAATTCTCATTGGTCATCTTGAATTAGATGGATATCAAGTGATGCGTGGTATAGATCATCATGGTGGGATGAATCCAAAACTATTTAATAGATTTGAAAGAGTTATTAGTGGTCATTTTCATTGCCGTCAAGAAAACGATAACATATACTACTTGGGAACTCAATATCAAATCACATTTTCTGATCTAGAAGAAACAAAAGGATTTCATATTTTAGATACAGAAACCAGAGAACTTAAGTTTATTGAGAATCCAAATAGAATGTTTTATACTCTTAAATATAATGACCAAGAAGGACCAATAGAAGTTGACAGTTTAGATTTTTCCCATTTAAAGGATACATATGTTCGTTTAGAAATTGAATATAAGAAACACCCATATAGTTTTGACAAATTCATGGACAAGTTGTATGATGAAGGAGTAGCAAAAATTACTACGGTAGAAGATTTTGATAACTCCTCATGGGAAGAAGAAGAAATGGTAGATTTAGCACAGGATACTGTTACACTTATTAATAATGAAATTGATTTGATGGAAGAAATAAGTGATAAGGATAAAATGAAGAAATTGATTAAAGATTTGTATATGGAGAGTCTTTCAGTTTGATTATATTTAAAACGCTAAGTTGGAAGAACTTTCTTTCAACAGGCAACTATAAAACAACACTTGATCTTACTCGTCATGATACTACTCTTGTATCTGGTGAGAATGGTGCTGGTAAATCAACCATATTAGATGCGTTGACATTTGCTTTATTTGGTAAGTCGTTTCGTGGAATTAACATTCCCCAATTACCAAATTCAATTAATGAAAATAATTGTGAAGTAGAAATTACATTTACAATAGGAAATGACAAGTATCGTGTTGTTCGTGGATTGAAACCAAAGATATTTGAAATATACAAGAACGATACTCTTATTCCACAAGATTCAAAATCAAAAGATTATCAAAGAATTCTTGAAGAACAGATTCTTAAGATGACATATAAATCATTTTGTCAGGTTGTTATTCTTGGTTCATCTAATTATATTCCATTCATGCAATTGACCGCAGCAGATCGCAGAGCAGTTGTTGAGAATTTGTTAGATATTGATGTGTTCTCTGTGATGAATATTATTGTAAGAGGAAAACTACAGGCTGAAAAAGAGAAGATTAAAGAAATTGATTATAAGATTGAAATTATTAAAGATAAGGTTGAAACAAAGAAAAAATATATTGCAAGTCTTAAGAAAAAGTCTAGCGATTGTGTTGATGAGTATAAAAAAGAAATAGAAACCGCACAAAAACAAATTGAAGAATTAGAAGAAGAGATAAACAAGTATCAAAAAAACATAAGACATCTTATGGAAAAAATAAAGGACAAGGATAATGTTCCAAAATCATTATCAAAGATGGAAAGTCTTGAACGACAATTAAAAAGAAAAGTAAAAACCATCGATAAAAATATTCGTTTTTATGAGGAGAATGATGTATGTCCTTCATGTAATCAAGATATTCAGAAACATCATAAAGAATGTGTATTTGTTGAAAAAAATAAGATTAAGGATGAAGTCATTAAGGGTTTAGAAGATCTTGCTTTAAGTATCGATAATGCTGAAAAAAGATTAAGTGATATCAATGGTATATTAACAGTCATAGAAAACATGGAACAAAAGGTTTCAGAAAAACAAAGTAGTACTAATGCATCATCGAAATATATTAATAAGATGCAAGAAAATATTGAGTCTCTTTTAAACGAAGAAACAGAAATTTCTGAAGCAAGTGGTGAACTCTATCAACTAATTAATGAAGATCAACTATATGTTGAAACTCGTAAAGGGTTTATAA